GAGGAAGAGGAAGAAGATGAAGAAGAGGAAGAAGAGGAAGAAGATGAAGAAGAGGAAGAGGAAGAGGAAGAAGAAGAAGAAGAAGATGAAGAAGAGGAAGAAGATGATATCTTTGGTGAAGAATTGCCAGAAATTAAATCAAAAGTTGTTGAAGAACGTGTAAAAGATAGCTCGCCAATGAAAGAGGAAACTGATAAGGAAGAAAAAGTGCAACAAAAATACGATAGTGATTCAGACTATGAAGGACTAACAAAAGATATCACTGGTATGTCAATATCAAATCCTAGTTATTTTTTCACCAGAATGAGGCAACGAGATCCTACTTTATTTTTAACAAAAAAGGATGGTAAATTTAATGCTTATTCACGCATTTGTCCTTCAAATATTCGCCGTCAACCAGTTATTTTAACAGACGAAGAAAAAGCTCACATTGACAAAGTTTCACCTGGTTCATATGATAAAGCAATTAAGTATGGATCAGAACCATCAAAAGAACACTGGTATATATGCCCCCGATATTGGTGTTTAAAAGATAACATTAGTCTTACCGAAGAAGATGTGAAAGCCGGAAAATGTTCAGGTCAAGTGATTCCATATTCTGCAAAGAAAGTTCCAAAAGGAAAATACATATATGAGTTTAGTGCTGAAGAAGGTTCAAATGCCGCAAAAGAATGGATTGATAAAGAGGGTAAATATATACCGCACTATCCTGGCTTTGTAAAAGAAGGAAATCATCCCAAAGGTTTGGGAGTCCCGTGTTGTTTTAAGTATTGGGATGCACCAGAACAAAAGAGGCGAAGAGATTTATATATTGATAAAAAAGTAGAAAAAAAAGAGGCGGTATTTGACAAAGAATCATACATTATAGGTCATGAAAAATTTCCGATAGAAGCGGGTCGTTATGGATATTTGCCAATACCTATACAAAAGTTTTTTCATACGGACAACAAGAAATGCCAGACAAGTTTTATTAATAGAAATATTAAGTTTGATACTCATTGTGTATTACGTAAAGGTGTAGAAATAAGTAAGAATAAATCATTTGTAGCATGTTTGGCTGATTTATATTCCAGTGAACCTACAAGTGCGGGTAAAATGCCAACCATTGACGAAATGATTGAGGTTATTATTAATGCTATTGACATTGATAAGTTTACGCAATATCAAAATGGAAATTTAGTTTCAAGTTTTAAAGTTTCAGACAGTTCTGTTATTAATAACACTGACGTAAGCAAATATGTAGAAACAGAAACATACAAATTGTATAATGATAAAAAGACAGATATGTCAACAAAAACAAAACGTGAGTTTGCATTTAAAAATATAGCAGCATCATTTCAAAATTTTATTGATTTTTTAAGAGATCCAGAAATGACTATTGATTACACGCATTTATGGGATATTGTTTGCACACCAAATGATAAATTATTTTCGAGTGGGTTTAATCTGGTTGTATTAAACATTCCAGAGGCCGACATAACAGATAATGTAGAATTAATATGTCCAACTAACATTTATTCAGTAAACCAATTTACTTTATCAAAAGGTATTTTTATAGTAATAAGTAAAGGAGGTTATTACGAACCATTGATTAGATATATCAACCGCGATGTTATATATGTTAAGAAAATTTTCAGTATGAAAGGAAATTCACTAATTGAACCATCAATGAAACACGTATTAAAGTCAATAAAAGACATTTATAATACAAAATGTTTACCACTTGCTAGCAATAAACAGTACAAATTTAAAAAGAATATATCTTTAACAAATTTAATAGAAAATATTAGAAAGTACAAAGATTTTACTGTTAAAAGCCAGGTATTAAACTACAGTAATAAAGTAATAGGTGTTATTATAAGTGTAAGAGATAAAAACGGATTTATACCTTGTTATCCATCAAATAGTATTACTGATGATTCAATAACAAAAGTATTTATGGATGACAATATTTGGTCTGAATATAGAGAGACTGTAGAATTTTTAGATGATATACACAAGAAAACAAATGGAGAAATACCATGTAAACCAGTTATAAAAGTGATTGAAGACAAATTAATAGTAGGCATATTAACTGAAACAAATCAATTTATACAGATAGCAAGTCCGCAACCAAATACTTTTGATGATGATTTACGAGAACACAACGATACAAATTATTACAATATTGAACGAGATATTATAGATAATAATGAGTATGACAAAGAACGGGAAAGATATGTAAAACGAATTGAATTAGAAAGTCAGTTTTTCTCAGTATTCAGGAATACAATTAAAATACTTTTAAATGATTTTAATAATCGCGTAATAAGGAAAGAAATTCAAGAAATATTAGACAGTAATTATTTGTTATATAACGAAAAACAAAAACAAATATTAGAAAAAATGAAACAACTTTCTGAATCACATGTTAATTTTGTAGAATACGACGACGAAAAAATTGACAATTTAACAGATGTTGTTAGATGTATACAAAGTGAAGATGAAACATGTAAAGAAAGAAAATACTGTATGACAGTTAAAGAAGAAACAGAAAAAGGTGAAACAAATTGTGTATTACTTGTTCCCAAGAAAAACTTATTAACTGATAATGATAACGAAGTGTATTATTATAGAAAAATGGTTGATGAGATAATTCGATTCGGTCAAATAAGAATGTTTCTATTTAAACCAAAACAATACTTGTCATTTGATAAGGTTAAGTATAAGTTAAATAAATCTGAAATGATTATACTAGAATCTTTATTAACTCCTGAATATTTTGATGATTTGGATCTTGCAGAGTCACACAAATATATTACACATCATCCATTTGATATAGCACAACCCAATCAAAGTATTCCATATGATAAAAAAATTAAAATTGATGATCTAATTAAGCCGATTGTAAAACCTAAGAAACTTAAATTAATGAAAGTTCCTCGTAAAAAGAAATAAATTATTAATATAATATTTAATAATTTATTAGACACTACTATTACTTGGGTCCAAGAAAGTGAACGGTGTGAATGTATTTTGAACAGGTCTTGGTGTTGGTGTTCTATTAGCTATACCAATAGAAGTGAGAGGTGAATTTCTTACTTCACTTGAGACTATATATCCATCACTGCTACGGGAACGACTCATAAAGCCACTAGGGCTAGTAATTCTCGCTCGTGATCTTCCTCGAGGACTTCTCCTTGATCGCCTTAGTCTTCCTCGTCTTGGACTTGGAATATATCTAAATAAATCGGGACTAGGTATTGGTGTTAGAGTTAAAGGATTAGAAGCTTGAGTAGGTGGTGGTTGTATAATATTATTTAATCCTCCAACTATTTGGGAAATATTTTCATTAATCAAATTGTTAACATAATTTGATACTACAGCCTCCGTGGGTGAAACTGAATTTACAGAAGTGTCTTGAACAGAAGTTTCGCGAGGCTCACTAATAACTACATTCTCATTTGTATGCGAAATACCTACTCCTTGACCATTATCATTATCATTATCATTAACATCATCATGATTCAGTATTGACCTAGAAAGTATGATATTACTATCATCTATTTCTTCATTTGAAACTTTATTTTCATCATTTTCATTGCTATTATCACTAGTATTATCACTAGTATTATCACTAGTATTATCACTTGCATCATTTTCATTGCTTGTATTATTACTATTATTGACAACATTACTATATGATGAAATACCTATTTCTACAGTGATTCCATCGTCATCGTCATCGTCATCGTCATCGTCATCGTCATCATCATCACTATCCTGCTTATTTTCTTGTTCATCACTATCCTGTTTACTTTCTTCATCATCGCTATCTTGTTTATTTTCTTCTTCAGTATTATCAAGACTCATATCACTAGCATCACTTTCATTAGTAGTGCTTTGACGGTTCCGTCTTCCAAACAAATTTCTGCGAGCTGACGAAAAATAACGTCTAGCTGGACGTGGTTCTTTATTTTTGTATTTGTTATTAAATATGGCAAGTATTTTTTCAATTTTAAGTCCACTATCTCTGCGCGTCATAATACTGTTTGAATATTTCGTTAAATAATAACATTTAATAGCAGTTTTTAGTTCATTAATCAAGACAGCAACAGGAACAGTTCTGAGCATACGTTCTACATCTATTAAGGTTAGTTTACGTTTGAATTTATCTAGTAAATTTAGTATGTCAAGATAAATGTCATAATCGCTCGAACTGTCAATATGGTTTATAACTGATTTATTAATTAAATAAGTATCATTTTCAATTGTAAATTCTTTAATATTAAAATGTTTCAAATAAAATTTATGAAACAACAGTGGAGTAAGAATTGTACTTTCTTTTGCTTTGTAAAATATATTGTAGAGGTTCGCTTTTGAAAACTGAATATTTGTGTAAGGGTTCTTAGGCATTAATGGGTTAACTAGTCCAACGTCTTCGTAATTTAATAGAGATTTTGTAATAATTGTTAGAAGATCGGTTAGTCTAAAATGATAAAGAGTATTATTTTCTATAATATCCATTTTTAGTTGTTCTGAATAGTCTGTTAGGTCGTTCATGTAAAGATCTGTAGTAATTTCCGAATCTGTAAGTTTCTTATGTCTATAGAAACGCATAAATGTTCGGAGTTTATTATTAACCCATATTGCTTTGTTAAAAACATTGTATATAGATTCTTTTGTTTCATCACTTAGAAAATTATTATCAGTAGTGCATGATTTTAAGATTCCATAAAAATGTGAAACTTGCTTTGTTTTCTTTCTTGACTGAATAGAAAGTATAACATTGTTCATAAAATAACTATCAACACAAAACTCGGGTACCGAATTTGGTTCAAGATCGTCTTTAAGCATATAAAAAATTACTGATAACCCTTCAAAGTCAGTTATCACTTTATTTCTATGAAATATAAATGGATTACGGATGTTTGAAATATCTACAGCATGTGTTTCTGTTTGCGAATCTGTGGGTATATTAAATTCTGACATATTTTCGATATAGTATATGATATATTATATTATGTCGAAATTTTTATATTTATTTACAATGTTTAAAATCCTGGATCGTATTCTGTATCAATAACGCCAGTGTCTTTCTCATTAATCGCGCCAACATTATTTTTGATAACTACATTACTTCTGCTGCACGGATCATTTGAATCTTCAATGTCACCAAACATGTCGTCAATTTCTTGGTCTGCAGTATCTTCTTCGTAATCGTATGGTTTGAGTTTACTCATTTCATCTATGTCAAGTACAATCTTGAAACCATTTGTACCAAAGTATCCTTCTTGACCACACATAACATTAGACGAAACACCTCTCATTGGATCAAGCTCAGCATGGCGAGCAGCACGAAGAAACATTTCTGGCGTTTCTTCAAATGATGCCTTGGCAATTGGTCCAATATGATCGCTATTGATACCATGTCTAAAGATTGAAATCATCTTATGTGTTGCAGTCATTCTGTCGCAAAGCATTGACAAATGATGATAATTAATATATGTACCATCAAATTCAATAACATCAGTAATTTCATTATAAATAGCTTGTCTAGCAGCTTCAATGCCAAGTGTTTTGTAAATTTCTACAATGTCATTACTAAATGTTCTGTATTTATCGACAAAATCAAGCGCCATAACATCAAGAAGGTTTGTTCCAACAGTATCAAGTACCCATATTTCTTTCTTGGTGTAGTTTCCTTCTTCCATAATTAGGGTGTCAGGAATTTTTCTAAGAATAACCTTTGAAATGTTCTTGATACCACGAAGTACCACATTGTTAAGTAGATAATCTTGGAAATTTTTCAACATGTAAATTTCATCTGACTGGTCCAAATGAGTAATTGTCGAAGTCTTTTTAGATTTACCTTGAGTAATGTTTTCCAAGCGAATACGGAATACAAGTTTGTCTGCATTATAGTCTGAATACACGCAAGAAATTTCTTCTTTGCATGTATGTTTCAATGCGAAATGAATTTCATCCATGGTAATGTCTTTATCAAGCATTGATTCGCGATCAAACTCAAAGCGAATAATCCACTTAGAACTGATGCCATCCTTACTGCTTTCTTCTTCTGTGCATTCTTCCATCATTTTGTTAAACTCATTGTATTGCGATATGAGTTCTTGGTCTTCTTCAATGAGGGTTGCACCATTGTCAGGATCAAAGCAGATTGTGACCGATGTTGTAATATCACACAATTTAGTATGTTCTAGTTTGTTCATAATACTCTGAGCATTAGATCGTTCAAGCTCGTCTTCTTTGAGTAGATGGACAGTAAGAGACGGATTCTTCGGGTTTTCTGAGAGCGATAGAATCTCCTCAAGTCGCGGAACACCACGAGTAACATTAGATTTGCTTGCTACACCAGCAAAATGAAAGGTATTAAGAGTCATTTGCGTAGTAGGTTCACCAATAGATTGCGCTGCAATCATACCAACCATTTCACCTGGTGAAACAATAGCGCGCTTGTATGATTCTTCAATCGTCGCAAGGAGAACAATAAGTGCTTTCTTGTTGAAACGATGAGTCATTGCAAGCTCTTTAGGTGAAAGGTAGTAGTAGTAAGCAACTTCAAACAATTCAGTTGGTGGGCAGTAATACATGGAACGCAAGCGAGCCAATGTGTTTTTCGTCATTTTAAATATTTCAAGTGGCGTAATATCAACCATTGACATATGCGTGATGTTCATCTGGTGTTTGATATTAGCGATAATGTGTGTAAAGCACACCGGGATGTGAATTTTCGTGTTATCTTGAAATTTAAATATTTGCTTAACAATTCTTTCGCGAGCGTCAAGCATTTTATCAATGCGAACTTTGCATTCACGCGCAAGTTCGGCCTTTTCTTTTGAAATTCTCTTCAAGGCTGCCTTTGTATAGCTTGTCGTGTAGATGGCATCTTCAAGGTCATCACTAGGCATGTGGAAATGACCGTAAATTTCATCAATTGTCATCTTAGCGAGAGGAATATGTTGATTTTCAACGCGCACTGTATCAATGCCGTCATCGCCATAAGAGAATTGCACTACCTTATTCATGTTATTTCTAACAGTCATATCGTAATGCACCTTGAGATCCTCAAGACCCTTAATAAGACGACGCTGAATATATCCTGTCTGGCTGGTTTTAACAGCAGTATCAATCAAACCAACACGACCACCCATGGCATGAAAGAACAATTCCTCAGGACGAAGACCTGAGATAAATGAGTTCTCTACAAAACCACGAGCATTTGGCGAATCGTCAAACTTTGTAAAGTGAGGTAGCGTGCGTCCTTCAAAACCGTAAGGAATGCGCTTACCATCAACATTTTGTTGACCAAGGCAAGAAATCATCTGTGCAATATTAAGAGGAGAACCCTTACTACCGGCATTAACCATCATAACAAAACGATTTGTTTTAGTAAGACTCTTTCTTCCAATTTTGCCAGCTTCATCCTGTGCCTTGTTAAGAATATTATTGACTTGAGTTTCAAACTCTTCCAAATTGGTTTTACCAGTGTTGTTCTGGAAAATACCAAGATGGGTTTCGTCGATAAGATTCTTAACATCTTTCTTTTTGTCAGTAATGGTAGAAATAATCTTGCTGTTTGTCTCACTATCTGAGATAAGATCACTAATACCAACACTGTAAGAGCTGCTCTTCATGTATTCTGTGATAATATTCTGAAGATTATCGATAAAGTCAGTGCTAGCACGATTGCCAAAATCGTTGCAAACACGCTGGAGAAGTCCCTTAGTGCTGGTACCAAGAACACTCTTTTCCATTTGACCTCTCTTGTATTGACCATTCACAATTTCAAGAACATTGTTAGACAACTTCGGGTCTTCATCGTTATCAAACAATTTGGTCTTGTACTTCATCGATAGAGGAGGCATAATTTGCGAAAGGATATCAAAGTTTGAGTTCTCCTTGCGCTTAATTTTTTTTACATCAATGTCATTAAAACTCATGAGAAGGTTCATAGTTTCACGAGGGGTGAAGGTTTTATTTGGGCGCGTAAATCGGTATGCTCCAAGAAGGGAATCTTGAAATACACCAATAATTGACTGGTTATTAGCAGGGCTAATAATTTGCCAAGGAACAGCAGCCAAATTTCTGAGTTCCGCTTCACTCTCTTCATCTTGCGGCATGTGAAGGTTCATTTCATCACCATCAAAATCAGCATTGTAAGGTTTCGTATCACCAACATTCATGCGGAAAGTGTTTCCAACCTTCATTACTTTCACAACATGACACATCATAGACATCCTATGAAGTGTTGGTTGACGATTAAATAGAACAGCATCGCCATCCATAATATGACGATGTACAATATCTCCTTCCTCAAGAGTAATTGATGCGCGATCAATGTATCGTAGAGAAATGTTCTCACCATTCTTGCGTTCAAGAATTTTTGCACCAGGATACTCATCAGGTCCACTTTGAACCAACTTGAGGAGAAAGTTTTTGTTTAGTTTATTAACAGTGATTGGTTTAGTAAGATTCATGGCAATTTTAAGAGGAACACCAAGTTCTCTTACAGAGAGATTAGGATCTGGCGTAATAACAGAACGAGCTGAGAAATCAACACGTTTCCCCATAAGATTGCCGCGAACACGTCCTGTTTTTCCGTTAAGGCGTTCTTTGATTGACTTAAGAGCACGACCAGATCGCTGTGCTACTGAGGCAACGCCTGGAATCTTATTATCAACCATAGTTGCAATGTAATACTGCAAGACAGTGCTCCAATCATCAATAATGTTGGAGTTTGCATTCTGTTCAATCTTTTCTTGAAGAGTTTTGTTAGCTTTGATAATATTAACAATAATATGGCTGATGTCATCTTCTGACCTCTGCTGCGCATCATGCTTTACAGAAGGTCGTACCGCAGGCGGAGGAATTGCAAGCACTTGGCAAATCATCCAATCAGGACGAGACCAAACAGCACTAAATCCCATAAAGTTAACATCTTCATCGCTAATTCTCTTGAATACTTTAAGTAGAATTTCAGGTGTGAGACGCATCGTTAACTTTTCTTTTGAATCACCTTGCTCTCCTTCTTCAATATTATCCCATTCAGCAATAATAGTAGCAAGACCCTCTTTCTTAATTTTGCATGGTTGTTTGCATCCACAACCATCTTCAGTGTCTTCACCACAACGTTTAATTTTGCTAGCAATACGGAACACATAATTCCATCGCTCTTCAGGCTTCATATCAGCACATTGCTTTCGCGTTTCTTTGCTAATAAGAAGTTTGCTGCATTTAAAGCAAACACAACGAGCAATTTTAAGAATTGTATTCAAATACTGAATATAGAACACAGGCTTGGCAAGTTCAATATGTCCAAAATATCCTGGCGTTTGCATGTACGTAAGGCCATCAGTGGGACAAATAATACCTGGTTCAAGAATACCCATACGGGGGTCAAACAACCCACCGATAACAGGTTTATTATTAATGTAAGTATCCCTATTAGTAATTTCAGCAACTGAACTATTTCTAATTTCTTCTGGGGACAATACACTAAATTGAATTCCAATAATTTTAGAAGAACTCATTGGTTTTTTGGTAATTGTCGTCATTCTTCCTATATTAATAAGATAATATTTAGATTGTTTAACAATCAATTTTTTTATATAAACAAAAAAATTGATTCACATAAAAAAGTTAAAAAATACCGTATAAGATATAATATTCCGTAAATACAAATGACAAAATCAGACTCGAAATCCCCTAAAGGTAAAGGCCGTTATAATCTTCGCTCTAAAAAGAAAAGAGACGATTCATCAGACAGTTCCGATGCGAGTGATAGTGAGCATGAATCTGAGGTCGAAGAGATAGAGTATGATTCTAAAGATTACCACGACTTTTTGTCTAAATTATTTCCAAGTGTTAGTAAGAAAGATTTGAAAGAACTTGATAAAAAGAAGAAGAAGACGAAGGGAAAGACTTCAAGTCAATCTAAAAAATCTAAATCAACGCCAAAATCTAAAAAATCTAATTCTAAAAAATCCAAGTCAAAAAAAGAAAGCGATGATGAAGAATCAAGTGAATATGAGACAATTGATTCAGATGAGGAAGATGACAGTGAAGAGTCGGATGAAGATGAGATGAATGCACTTATGAAAGATAATATGCGATTTAATATCGTCTTTACCGTTGGAGGAAAGAATCTTGGAGAATTTGATGAATATGAAGAAGATTCTGATGAGGATGAAGATGAAGACGATGATGAATATGATACTGAAGATGAAATAAGTGATGAAGACAGTGAGGAAGACAGTGAGGAGGAAAGTGATGAGGAAAGTGAGGAAAAGCCAAAAAAGAAGCGAAGTAAAAAGAATAAAAAAAAGAAAGTGGTTGAGGAGAGTGAAGAAGAAAGTGAGGAGGAAGACGAAGATGAAGATGAAGATGGCGATGAGGATGAGAATGACGATGACGGTGAAGGTGAAGGTGAAGGTGAAGACGAAGAAAAAGACGACAAAAAAAGTGATAAAGATAAGAAATCAAAAGCAAAATCAAAAGATAAAAATACCGAAAAAAAGAAAGGACATGACAAAAATGACGATGAGGATGACGATAAAGAAAATTCAATGGATGACGACGAGCTTCTTGAGAAATTTAAAGGATTTGTAAATCGATACAAGAAGCAAAACACAAAAAATCCGATGATTAAAGAGATTGAAAAGATGACTAAAAAACAGGAAATGAAGATGAAGAAAAAAGAGAAAAAACAAGAGCGAAAAACTAAACTTAAACTTGCGCGAGACTTTGGAAAGGCTATCAAAGAGAAGGGCGCAATGAATGATTTTCGCTACTTTAAAGAGCGCCCTGTTAAAGAGCAGAAAGAGTTGCTTGCGCAGCTTATTGAGGTAAATAAATTGACGCACATGGATAAACCTTATCGTATTTCACTTCTTGAAACTAACATTTCACCGCATTACAAATCAATTGCCCTTCGCAAGATTAATTCGCTAAGATACATGGATCCTGGTTCGGGCGAATATTACAAACTAAAAAATTGGGTTGATACTTTTATGAAGTTGCCATTCGATAAATACAACAAGCTTTCGCTTACAATGGAAGATGGCATTGACAAGTGTCATTCTTATATGGAAGAAGCAAAGCTTAAACTCGATAGTGCTGTCTATGGATTGAATGATGCCAAGATGCAGATCATGCAAATGGTTGGTCAATGGATTGCAAATCCGCAATCGGTTGGTAATGCTATTGCGATCAAAGGTCCTATGGGTACTGGTAAAACCACCCTAGTGAAGGAAGGTATTAGTACTATTCTTGGGCGTCCTTTTGCATTCATTGCACTTGGTGGTGCCACAGACAGTAGCTTTCTTGAAGGCCATTCATACACCTACGAGGGAAGCACGTGGGGTAAAATTGTAGATATTATTATTGCTAGTAAGTGCATGAACCCAGTAATTTACTTTGATGAGTTGGACAAAGTAAGCGATACGCCAAAAGGTGAAGAAATTATTGGTATTCTCACGCACTTGATTGATACAACACAAAACACCCAGTTTCACGACAAGTATTTTGCAGACATTGATTTTGATCTTAGCAAAGCGCTCTTTATCTTCAGTTATAATGACGAGAAACGCATTAATCGTATTCTACTTGATAGAATGTACCGAATTCAAACGAAGGGGTATGATAAGAAAGAGAAGTGCATTATTGCAAATAATTATGTAATTCCCGCTATTGAAAAGAATGTTAATTTTGAAAAGGGCCAGATTACAATTCCTGAAGAAACATTGCATTACATCATCGACAATTACACTGATAAAGAGGAAGGTGTACGCAACTTCAAACGATGCATTGAAATTATTTACACAAAACTCAACTTGTTTAGATTGATGAAAACGGGAACTAATTTGTTTGAACAGGATGTTTCAATCAAGGTTGAATTTCCGTTTACAGTATCAAATGATATTGTTGATAAACTTATTAAAAGAAGTCAAGATAACGATATAAAATTTACTATGTATCTTTAAATAGCATTACATGTCTTCATTAGAAGAATATAGCATTTTGCATGAACTACTAAATAAAGAAATAAAAATGTTAGATGAGAATCTATTAAATATAAATTTTTTTTTAGAGAAAACTGATAACAATATTGTATTTAAAAAATATTGTTGTCAAAAGCAGAATATAATAGAAATATTGAAACAAAAAACTATTATTTTAAAAGATATTGAAATATATTTAAAAAATAATTGCAATCACAATTGGGAAAGTGATTTAATTGACAATATGTCAGTTTCACAGGAACCAAAACGAGTATATTATTGTAATAAATGTGGTTTGTATAAATAGTTTGTTTTAATTACATGTGTATCTAAACCATGTACAGCAAGTACACTCATTACTTTCACATTCACTATCTGTATTACAGCGATCACCTTCTAATTTTAATGGAGGAGGTGCTTTCCATGGTACACCACCACCACCGCCTCTAGTTGTTCTAAGTTTCATGCAATAATCGTCTGGAGGTAAGAACGAACCATCATCAACAGTTTCTGGAGGCAGTTTATTTTCTTGTTTATATTTCTCCCAGTCAGGTTTTGACATATATCGTTTGCATTTATCTGGAACATGTCCTTTTCCTGGTTTAGGTATAAATTTGTTCATTAAAGAAAGACTTTCAACATTATTTGGTTGAAACAAACTATGAAAAATAATGAAAATAAGAAAAGCGCACAGCAAATATTTAATTCTTATCATATTACCTTTTTTAAGTTTCATGTCTAATAATATTATTATATACTACAATAATATTATTTTCAATTACATATCATCAGATAATGTACGGTTTCCGGCGCGCTGATTTAAGTATTGGATTTGTTCGTTTGACAAGCAAGCTTGTCCAGTGGAAGAGCTGTAGCTTGATCTGCAGTTAGGCGTGAATTTGTTTCCCGCAAAGAAAAACATTTCGCCGCTGGGGAGGGGAACAGGGGTACCTTGGTGAGCAGTGCCGGCGTTTTCACGCCATTCAGCTTTGGTTCCAACCTGTTCGTAGCTGCCTTCAACGCCCTGCATTACAGGGGCACCGATACCAGCGAACCCTTCTCTGCCTTGAAACTTAGATAACATGCGCGTAGCGAAGTTTTCAACTTGTTTGGCAATACCAGGTTTTTCTTCTTCTTCTTCTTCTACACCGCCATCGTGGTCCATGCCTTCATTTTCTTCGTGTCCCATGCCTTCACCGCCTTCATGACCCATGCCTTCACCGTCGTGGTCCATGCCTTCACGTTCGCTGGCTAAGTGTCCCATGCCTTCACCTTCTTCGTGTCCCATACCTTCCTCTTCTTCTTCTTCTTCGCCATCATGGTCCATGCCTTCTCTAAAGTCTTCCTTTAAACAGCAGCCACACCAGATATTTCTGCAAATAATAAGACCAAGAAGAATGCCTAAAAGCAAAGTCTTAATGTCTACTTTTTTAAGTAATTGTGAAAATTTCATCTTGTATTATAATTTATTAATAGATAATAATTTATAATAATTATATTAAGCTTGAAAGAAGAGAAATCTTGTCATTATCAAGAAAAATTTCTATGCATCCATTGTAGTCTAAGAACGTAATGTTATTTATAGTCAATGTGCGTTTATCAGTTATTAAATGGTATAATGTTTCTTCTTGATGAATTGGTGTACCTGCCATGTCAAGTGTTTGTATAACTCCTAAATTATCATCATAAACAACAAGATTGGAACCCCCCTTTATAAAAACATCATTATCGCTCTCATCTTTAAAAATAAATGATTGAATACTATTAATTGTTTTTCCATTTATTTCAACAACACCAAGTACTCTTTCACCTTTATATAAAACATCATTAATTTCAACATCTTTTATTGGAACTGAACGACCGTCATCTAATTCAACAAGTGTATCTTTTGTGAAACCGCCATCTAAATACTTATGTATGTCTTCATGTGAAATGTTCTTTGATAAATAACTGCGTGTATTACGCTGTAATTCAAATAAATCCATGTCATCCAAATCATCCCAATCAGTAAAAATTGTATTATTTATTTTGATGCGTTTATTTGATGTACCTAAACAATAAACAAATTCAGAATGATAATCTTCAACTAGAACACTGCTAGGATGATCGCTAGCATTTATAATTTTTTTATCTAGATCATTTTCAATAAATACTTGATGACGTTCCGTTACTAATATATTGTCTAGTTTGTACATTTTTTGATCGCCAAGCACATGTTTCATTTTACTTGTTATATAAGAACCGTCTGCTAGTTTCTCTCCTAATTTTAAATCTTTAATTTTCTTTTTTCTTCCATTAAACATCTTTATTTTTGTGTCTTCATCAAAGCAAGAACCGGAAGGTACAAGCGGAATAACAGCACCAGGTGAAACCCCTATTACTTTTCTAACCATATGAACAACAACAGAGAGAACAATAATTATCAATGCCACTTTAATTGTTAAGATAGCTGCTGTAGTCCATCCAATAAATGGAATTTTCCATAATATTATAATATAGAATACAAGTGCAATAATTGCTAAAATAATTTGTGTTAAGAAATATGCAATAAAAGCTTTCAAACTAAGTAGAAATCCAATGACTGTATAAACAACAGCCGAAAAGACAGCTCCCACCTTTGCAATCATATCAATGACTTTAATAAAAATTCTTTTAATAGGTAATGTTATCTTGTTCATAACAGCATTAAGGTATGCTAAAAATTTCATAACTTGAATTTTAATAACAGCCATAAAATTTCTAACACCGCGTAGCGATAAGATTAAACCATTAACAGTTAAAACCATTGCATTAACAGCAATATAAACAGGTTTAAAGAAATTTCCTACAATACTTTTAAGTATTCCACGTATGCAGAAAGAAAAGTTTTTTGCTGTGTAAAGAAGTTTGCTTTCTCCTGGTCCAGCATTAATCATACCTGCAAACGGTATAACATTCGGCGAGCATCGAATATTACTCCAATCAGATCTTAATTCTGCAGAACGACTATCAATATCTAGTTTTGCTTTATAAAATATATAACTAAGAAGAATAGCTACAGTAAAAAATAATGAACCACCGTATTTTTCTAAATAACTATTTTTCTTGTATATTTTATCAATATTCCTTTTAACATTTGTAGCGTCCATATATAGTAAGTGAATAATATTAACCAAGCGTTAGAAAATAATTTAATAAAACCCTTTGCGAATGTAATAATCTCTGCTTAATTCATCATCTTCCCAATCCCAGAATGTATATTCACCAATTGGAATATGATGATCAGAAGTAATTAAACATACCATATAGTCTGATTTCTCACCAGTAAGTTCTGCATCCTTATAGTGCTCTACAGGAATAAAGCTCTTTTTACCAGGTTCCTGCATGAAGTGAGAGCCAGTTACATAAATAGGTTTTTTCAATTTTTTGCTCTTGATTTTATAATAAAAATCATCCTTATCTGGTTTTAATCTAAGTGTTCCTATTACTTCACTTCCTTTCTTTAGTTTTTCGCCTAAAGTAATATCTTCAATACGTTTTTTTGTTCCATCTTCCATTGATACTAGCGTGTCTGGGTGAAAGCATACACGAAATGTAGCTCTTGCTGTTAGAATACTACCTTTTAAAAGATTAATGAAAACCTGAAGAATACCACCAATACGTGCTATTGTATCAATCAATGCAATAAGAATCTTTGTAAGGGCAATTTGAAGTTTTTGAAATACTCCACTTAAACTTCCTAATTCTAAACCAACCATACCTTGGAATGATTTTGTAAAATTCTTAATATCTTTGATAGTTCGCATCATTTCTTTTCCTGCTTCACCCATCACGTTAACAACATAGAAAACCGGTTGCATAAATTCTTGCATGAATCCTGTTTGAATTGTTTGAATACAGAATGTAAAATTCTTCAATGGATCAACACCAAAATAATTAGCAAAAGGCATTACAGTTGGATTACATCGGTAAACTGGCCAATTATTTTTAATGTTTTTAAAGAAAACCATTACATACAAATAAATATTCAAAATGAAGAAGATTAGAAATATAAATGCAGCTAAAAATAAATCAGAAGCCTTCATAATAAAATATATTCTTATTTTATTATAAAAATATTACATTAATTAAGAAAATTCATTTTTCTGGTTCCCATAGTTTGCTTGCGCGGCCGTTGACGAAATATTTTTACAGACTGCGCCCGCGCCATTAGGGTCTGACACATCACCACTACCTCCTGTAGCGCTAGCACAGTTTTCAGACAACTGTTTCGTTCCTCCGGAGCCACCTCTTTGTTTTCTTGTCTTACGATATTTACGTGATCGATGCATGTTTTTGCGTTTTTTACTGCAGCATCGATATCTACGTTTACGCAAAGGAAGTCTACGATGTTTGCATGTTCGGCGCATGTGCTTTCTTTTGCGCATGGAACGTTTCTTGCTTGTACGTCTTCTACGCGCACCACCACTAAGTTGGTTTTGCGTTTCGTTTCTCTCTGCAATTTCTCTATGAACATCGTCTTTATCAATTGCTTTAGGTGGAGCTAAGCCTTTCATTTTATATACTACTTATAGAATTTATTATTTAAAAAAATAAAAAATTATAATGTATAATGGACAATCAAGATAAGGTGAATTTGCAAAAAATTCTTCAACAGAATGATATTGAAGAAACAACTGACATTATTCGTACTGTTAAACACAGTGGCGAGATCAAGGAAAATATTACGCGAATGGAGGAGTTAAAAAAGAAATACGCAAGACTCCGTAAAAGTAATCCAAAAGAATTTGAGCAGATGTGCTTAAAACAATGTAATTTTCTTTTTACACATTACACCAATATTTACAATAAGTTGTATAAAGATGAACTAAATCTCACTATTATGGCTCAATTTATTACTGTTTTAAAAGAAATCGAAGACGAAAATATTGATCAGCACGAAGGTTCATATAAGATTGGTGAACTTCTTAAGAAAATGTTACTTGCAATTAAAATCGAGCTAAAAGACGTATATTTATCATATGCAATTAATTTTAAAACTCCAGATGATAAAAAACCTACACTAAATGAAATAATGCGATATGCAAACTTTTTAAAAAAACACATCTCAATAATTGATCCTAAAATAATAGTTTTAATGGGAAGCACAGCTATGGAGTCTTTAACCGGTTTAAATAGGGGAATTTCCAAAGAAAGAGGTAAATGGAACGAAATAATTTTAGAAAATAATACTTTATCATACATTATAACATTCAGTCCCTCCTATCTAATTAGATTTCCAGAATA